CAAGATATTTATTTGTCGTGATGTCAAATAAATTGTTTGTCGTCGGCCGCATCTATGGTAAGGGGTGAGTATAGCGGCACTTGGCGCCGCGGCGAGGGGCTAGTGCCAAGCGCGAAGCCCAACGCAACGGGCATTAGGGGGCTTGGCCGCCTCCGCTATCAGAAAGGAATCTGCAATGTCGACTATCACTGTATCGAAAGAGGGCGCACGCTATGTCGCGCGATTCGCTTTCAACTATGCCGTCAAAGACGCTGTAAAGGCCGCAGGCTTTCGCTTCGACGCGCCGCGCAAGCTGTGGTTCACCGAAAAAGAATCGCTCGGCGAGGCCCTCATGGGCGACTGGAGCCTAGCGGCGTTTGTTGCGCGCGTGAACGACTCGCGCGATGTCGAGCGGCAAGCGCAAGAGGCTTCTATCATCGCCTCGCGCGCGGCGGAATCGACATTGCAGATTCCGTTATCCGCCGAGTGCAAGCAGCGCGGCTATGATTTTTTCCCGTTCCAAAAGGCTGGTGTGGAATATGCCCTCGCGCGGCCAGGCACATTGTTTGGTTGCGAAATGGGCTTGGGAAAGACCATGCAGGCCATCGGCGTCATCAATGTCGACCCGTCAATCAAGACTGTGCTTGTGATCTGCAAGGCGAGCCTCAAGTTGAACTGGCTGCGCGAGGCGAGGCTGTGGCTCGCGCGTGACATGCGTGTTGCGATCACCAATGGCCTATGGCCAACTGACGCCGATGTGGTGATCACTAATTACGAGCAGGTCAACAAGTATCGCCAGCACATCGACTCGCGCGTATGGAACCTGTTGATCGTCGATGAAGCGCATATGATCAAGAACCCGAAGGCACAGCGCACCCACGCCATCCTCGGCTCGCGCGATACTGCCGGCATCAAGGCGCGGCGCCGTGTGTTCCTGACGGGGACGCCGATCCTCAATCGCCCGACCGAGCTATGGACCTTGGTGCACGCGCTCGACCCCGACGGCTTGGGCCGATCGTGGAAGGGCTTTCACAACCGCTACTGCGGCCCCTCGCGCGGCTGGCAAGGCCGCACCGACTATAGCGGCGCCAGCCACCTCGACGAGCTGCAGGGCCGCCTGCGCGCAAGCATCATGGTGCGACGAATGAAGGCTGATGTCTTGAAAGAGCTGCCGGCCAAACGGCGCAGCGTCATTACGCTCAAGCCGGAAACGCAAGCCGAGCGCGACGCGATCGCGGAGGAGTCGCGCGTCGTGCGCGAAACCGAGGCTCGCGTGGCCGCCATGCGCGAGGAGGTCGAACGGCTGTCGGTCGATCAGGCCGGCGCGGCGTACGAGCAAGCGGTGCGCAATTTGCGGCAAGCCGAAGCGGTCGCGTTTACGGAAACGTCGCGCGTGAGGCACGAGGTCGCGCTCGCGAAGCTGCCGCGCGTAATCGAGCATGTGCGGGATTGCCTAGAGGAGTCCGAGGGCAAGCTCGTCGTATTTTGTCATCACCACGATGTGGTCGACGGCATCGCTGCTGACCTGAGCGACTATGGCGTGCTGCAGGCGGACGGCCGCGACTCAAACGACAAGCGCCAAGCCGCGGTCGACGCTTTCCAGAACGACGCGCACAAGCGGGTAATTGTTTGCGGCATGCAGAGCATGGCGGAAGGCCACACCTTGACCGCCAGCTCGCATGTGGTGTTCGCCGAGCTGGATTGGGTGCCTGGCAAGCTGGCGCAGGCAGAGGACCGTTGCCATCGTATCGGGCAAACCGATTCGGTATTGGTGCAGCACATCGTACTTGACGGCAGCCTTGATGGCCGCATGGCCGAGCTGATCGTTGAGAAGATGGAAGTCATCGCTGCAGCGATCGATCAGGGCGAGGTGCTGCCGGAGGTCGCGCGCCTGGTCGCACCGATCGAGCCGGTCATGGCCGAAATCAAAGAACAGATCATGGCCGTCAACGAGCCAGAGGTGTTCGCGCCCGAGCCTGGGCTAATCTCCAGCGATGTCGTGGACTTGATTCATCATGCCATGAAGTGCTTGGCGGAAAGGTGCGACGGCGCCCAGGCGTTAGATGGAAACGGCTTCAACAAGTTGGATGCGCGGTTCGGGCACGACATCGCCGCTCGCGCGAGCTTGACACAGAAGCAAGCGCGCGCCGCGGCCAAGCTGGTGATCAAGTACGGCCGGCAGCTCGACTCGCGCATGGTTGAAACGGTGAGGGAAGCGACTCGCGCATAAAGCGACTCGCGCGACTGTCGCAAATAATTCTAGACAGTCGCGCGCTTTCGTGAGACAATGGGAATCCGGCAAACGAAGCGAAAGGAACCTTGGCCATGTCCCCGGAGATCGTGAAGATGCTTGAGAAAAATCGCGACGATAATTTCGAGAAGCGCATAGAGTTCGCCGAAATGATCGGCAGGCTTCATGCTCTCGTTTCGCTCGCGCTAGGAGATCTGCAGCACGTCGACGAGCTGCCGAGCCGGAATTTTGATGCTGCGGTTAACTTGCTGACCCAAGCGCAGCAAATGATCGAAGCGAAATTTGATTGGAGGAAAGACCAATGAGCACCTACAGGCAGAAGTTCGATAACCTGATGCAAGCAGCAACCAATGCCGCCCGCAGCAGGTTCATGGAAGACGGCATACTGCCAATGACGACATGGCTGATCGAGGACAAGCACGACATACGCCTGTTGATCGCCTTTGCACCGGATATCCCCAAAGACGATATGCTGACGCAAATGCGGAAAATTGCGCCGGATAAGGATATCGTCCGTTATGCCGTCGAGTTCGAATCGTGGCTGGCAGTCGGGACTCCCGGCGACACGCGACTGCCATCACAACGTCCCGACCGCATCGAATGCATCACGGTTGCTGGCCAGGACCGGCAGAACAACGATTCGCTCATCTCGATCGAAATAGAGCGCAAGGACGGCAAGCACTATCTCGGAGACGTTATACAAACCAGCGACGGATTTGCCGGCGGCAATTTCCGGTTATTTGAGGAGGAGTCGGGCGAATGATCATCGCAGAAGACAAGGCTGATGCGCGCGAGGCCGGCGAGATCGTGGCTCGCATCGTGCCCATGCTGGCGGGGGCAACTCCGCCGGTCGTGGGCGCGGTGCTGGGAGAACTCGCGGCGCGATTTGTCGCAAGCCATGCGCCGGAGTGGCGAGGCAGCGCCAAGGACATGCTGATCGAACTTGTCAACAGGCTAATCCCGCTCGTGGTCGACGAGATGATCAAGAGCGGCAAGGTATCTGCGGAAGAGTGGCGAAGTCCGACGCTGCAATGACCGAAGATGATCAGATAGAAGCCTGCGATGCTCTTATTGACTGGTTCAAGTCGCAGGACATCTCGCCGCATGAAAGCGTGATGATCATGGCAAAAGTTATTGCCGTGGCCTGCATCTCGCTTGCTGCAGAAGCGCAAGGTGACGGCATGACCGAAAAAAAAGCTGCGCGAATAGCCATCGATGGCGTGAAGGCTGCATCACAGCAGGTGATCCGAGAGGGGATTAAGATGTTTGAAGAAATAGGCAGATCAAAGCAATGATCGATTACGCTCTTGCTCGCGCCAAGCGCTACATCGAAACGCTCGACCTCGGACTCATGACTGGCGGCATCGGTCTTTCAGACTACCGGCGCAAGGTCGATGCTATCATGGGCTGGCTGATCGCCGAAGAGGTGCCGGCGGCAGAACCAGAACCGGCAGTAGCGCCACCACCAGAATCCCCAGTAAAGGAACAGTCATGTACCACGTTACTAACATCACCGTTTATGGCCTTGGACCCGTCAGGATCGTGAAGCATCGCGAGTTCGGCAGCTTGGAGATCAAGTTCGGCGACGCCTGCATCTCGATCTATGGCGAGGACGACGCCCTGCCGGAGCTTCTGATCCAGACTGCGGAAGAGGCGCTGGCATACGACCGCATCCAGGCGATGCGGATCGCCACGGGCGACAAGCCAAAGGCGAAAAAGGCCTGAAACCGATGAACGTCGCATATTACAACGAGACTGATCCCTATGTCGCTCAATGGCTCCGCAACCTCATCGCCGCCCGACATCTGCCCGCAGGAGACGTCGACGAGCGATCAATCGTCGATGTTCGACCTGACGACCTGCGGCCCTATTCTGCCTGCCACTTCTTCGCAGGAATCGGCGGATGGGCCTACGCCCTGCGACTCGCCGGATGGGACGATGCTCGACCTGTTTGGACAGGCAGCTGCCCCTGCCAGCCCTTTAGTGCCGCCGGCAAGGGCGCGGCGGCCGATGACGAGCGTCACCTGTGGCCTGCGTGGTTTTCTCTCATCCGCGAGTGCCGCCCTGCAAGAATTTTTGGTGAGCAGGTTGAGGCGGCGATTGGATGGGGCTGGCTCGACGCTGTTTTCGCTGACTTGGAGGCGGAAGGCTACGCCTGCGCATCGGCCATACTACCAGCTTGCAGTGTCGGCGCGCCGCACATCAGACAACGACTGTGGTTCGTGGCCGACGCCAGACACGGGCCGAGACGAGACGCTGGAGAGTTTCAAGGCGCGGCTGGAGCGGATGAAAGAACGCCATCCCGAGAAAAGCGGAATGGGAGCACTAGGACCGCTGCATATCGCGGCACAACTGGCGAGTTGGCCGACGCCGAACCACAATACGACCGGAGCCGGGACACAGGGGCGAGACGGCGGGCCGAATTTACAGACGGCAGCGAGTTGGGCGACGCCAACGAGCCTGGATCACAAGGACGGCGCATCGACGCTGGAGAACACGCCGGTCAATGCGCTGCTGGGACGGCAAGTCCTTGGCACGATCTCATCTGGCTCCCCTGCAGCGACGGCAAGGCGCGGCCAACTCAATCCGGCCTTTTCCCGCTGGCTTCAGGGATATCCGGAAGAGTGGGACGCCTGCGGGCCTACGGGAATTCGATCGTCCCGCAAGTCGCGGCGGAGTTCATCAGGGCGGCCGGATGAAGAGGAGCCCAAGGCGAAAAAGGCCTAAAAATTCCAAAAAAACCAAAGAAAAAATTCTGGCAAAAATAAGGCAAGGAACATAAGGGGAACTGGCATGATCAACAAAATCGCTCTCATCACCGCAGTCGCGCTGTTCGCCACTGCGGTACATGCCGAGCCCATGCACAGCCCGCGCCGCTTCGACAAGATGACGCCCGCCGACATTGCCGCGCTAGCCCTGTCGTTGCAGGATTACGGCATGATGCGCGCCGAGCAGGATCGTAACAACTTTCCGCAACACATGCCGCGGGCGGGCGAGCCCTATGACCCGGTCACCGGCAATGTGCTGTATCCTGATAGCAAAACGGTAAGATGAGATGCTGATCGAACTGCTGATAGCATTCGCACTGATCGGCATCGGTGTTGCGATTGATCGCATGATCGGAGGAAAGCGATGACTGATCAGGACAAGCAGGAGCCGCCCCTGCCCTCGCCGGTAGATATCCTGGTGTTCCGCGCCGGCCGCTGGCACTTACGCGACGGCGACCGATTTGCTAGAAGGCCGTATTACCTCGATCTTACGAGCGGGCGATTGATAGAGCCACCGTAAACTAAACAGCATCACAGGCGAGTATCAGTCGCCTGCGATGCCTGACCACAACCTGCTTCTGAGGAGCATGTCATGGCTGAGCGTGAATTATGGAAAGCGATCCCAGAATTGCAAGGGTACGAAGTTTCCAACTTAGGTCGATTGCGATCTTTAGATCGTGTCGTTCACTACGACTATTGGAAACGTGTGCGCGGTAGAATTATGAGTTCATGGCCAAATCCATCCGGCCATTTGATGACGAACTTAGGCAAAAAGATAGGAACACAGTATGTCCACCAATTGGTTATGCTTGCTTTTGTTGGTCCTTGTCCAAAAGGTAAGGAAGTCGCTCACAACGATGGTGATCCATCCAACAACAACATTTCCAATCTTAGATATGCAACTAGACAAGAAAACTGTGAAGACAGGGTTAAGCATGGCGCGGCTGCGCGCGGAGCGCAAAATGGTGGAAGTAAACTAACAGAGGATGCCGTTTTAGAGATAAGAAAAGCTACCAAAGTCGTATTGGTGGCAAGGAAATACGGAATTTCGATGAGTCAGGCTTATAGGATACGCAAACGCGAATGCTGGGGTTGGCTTGAATGACGACGATTAGGCAAGGCATATACGACCTCTTAACTAGTGTTTCTATCGACACTAAGGAAAGCGGTCGCTGTCAGATCGAGCCTTGGCCGTCGCAGCGAATGATCGTTGATACGGTAACACACGCGCTGCAAGATGATGTTCATGAAGTAGTCGTTTTGAAATGTAGACAGGTTGCCGCTACCACAACCTGTTCAATAATTTCTCTATTCTGGGCTCTCGCGAACCCCGGCGTGCAAGGTGGAATCATCGCCGACCGGACAGATAACCTGGAACGATTACGCCGGATCTTTGCATCACTCTTGGAAACCCTACCGCCTGAATGGCGTAGCGCCGAGCATCGGCTAACCCAGAACAACCGTACCGGCATGGTATTCGCCAACAGATCGGTGATCGATCTGCTCGCCGCTGCTTCAAATCCAGATCTTGGCGCTAGCCGGGCGTTAAGTATGATGCACGCCACAGAATGCGCTCAATGGCGTTCACTGGCCGGTGTCGAAAGCCTAAAAGCCAGTCTCGCAAGGGAGAATCCGCATAGGTTGTATTTGTGGGAGTCAATTGCTTCAGGTTTCAATTGGTGGTATAACTTTTGTCAACAAGCCAAGGTTGATCGCCACATGCGATTTGTCTTCCTTGGCTTTTGGAGTCAACCAACCTACTCCATTCCAAAATCAGATCCCGACTATCAGATCTACTGGGACAATAAACTTACTGACGAAGAACTAAAACGCGCGCGTTTCGTCAAGCAGAACTACGGCGTGACGATTTCACCAGAACAAATTTCCTGGTGGCGCCGCGAGGCGGAATTCAAGCCTGAAGAATACATGCTTAGACACTATCCATGGACGGAGCGCGAATGCTTCATCGCCTCGGGTTCTGGATTTTTCCCAGCCAAGCGCACCCTGGAGATCGCCGAGAGCCTCGGCCCGGCGAGCCCGCCCTATCGCGGCTATGGCTATTCGTTCGACGAGAAATTCCTGGCTTCGCGCATCGATCTGGTCAATCGCGCGGAAGATGCCATGCTCAAAGTATGGGAGCCGCCGGAGGACAAGGGCATCTATTGCATCGGCGTCGACCCCAGCGGCGGCGGCGGAGGAGAATCCGACGATCATGCAATCGAAGTGCTGCGTTGTTATGCGGATCGTGTCGTCCAGGTGGCTGAATTTCAGAGTAACCGGCCGCTCACTTATCAGCTTGCTTGGGTGCTGGCTCATCTTGCGGGCTCTTATCGCGATCACCTCTGCAATCTCGAAGTTACAGGCGTTGGCGCGGCAGTGCTGCCCGAGGTGCGCAATTTGCGCCAGCTCGCCGAGCGCGGCATCATCGCAGGTGGCCCGGAATCGGAAAAGATTCTAGACTACATCGGCGCCATCCGCTGGTTTCTCTACAAGCGGCCGGACAGTCTCGGCGGCGCCGGCAACGTCATCGCCTGGAAAGCGAACAGCGACAACAAGCATCAGATCTATTCGGAGCTGCGGGATTCGCTGATGCTGCGCCGGCTCGAAATCAGATCGCCGAAGCTGATCTCGCAGATGCAGTCGATCGTCGAGGACGACGGCTGGCTGGGCGCCGGCCCGGACACCGGGGAAAACGACGACCTGGTCACGGCGCTGGTGCTGGCTCATCATGCCTGGGTCGAGTGGCGCCGCCCGATGCTGGTAGCGCGCCGCTATACCTGGGATAGCGTCAAGGGCGAACGCCCTCCGCAAAACATGGGAACGGTGCTATCATTCGCCTTTAGCGAAAAGATTGCGGCGATCAACCGCAAATCCAGAATCCGCAAGGAGGTGTTCTGATGATCGTGCGATCGTACATGTGCAGCGCTTGCGGCCATTACCTCAACGTCACCTTGACCGCGGAAGAGTGGGATGCGCCCGCCCCCGAATGTCCTAATTGCGCTGCCCAGGCGATGGCGCAAGACTTCAAGCCGGTCGCCATCGGCGGCTCGGCGCGGTCAAGGGCCGAAAAGATCACCGAGGACATCCTCGAAAAAGACTACCATGTCGGCGACATCAAGCGCGACGATCGCCGCGAGGCCACGCCTCAAGTGCGCTACAAAGACCAGGCCCCGCCATCTAATGCCTCGCACTGGGTCGGCTCGCGCGAGGCGCTGGAGGGGGCGGTTGCCGCCGGCCGGCAGAGCCGGCTGCGCTATGGATCGGGTCTGGACGTGTTGCAGTCGAACCTGAAGACGGGTGAACAACCCGATCTCATTGAGATCTCGAAACGTAGGGCCATGCGCGTGTACTAATGCCGCTGATTGTCGGAAATCGCCTGCTGTCCAACCGCGAGCCGCTGGCGAAGATGACAATGGTCGAGCTAAAGGCGTATGAAAAGGCCCTGGAAGGCTTCATGCGATCGAACGCGCCGATGATCGCGATGACGCTCAAACAAGTGTACCAGGAAATCGAGTGGCGAAATGCTGCGCATTCCAAAAAACAAGCTCGACCTCGAAGAGTGGGTTGAAGAAGTCATCGACGAGTGCTTGGCTTCAAGTCAGGAGCGCGGCATGGTCTATACCCGCGCGGCGCAATACTTTTACTGCGGCACGCATTCGGTGCAGGCGGCGATCTACAACAAGGTGAAGCCGTTCATCGAAAAGCTGAGCGGCTTTCTGATGCAGCCGACCGATGTCCGCTTCAACGTCATCTAC